TTAATCCCCTGGGTACTTGCTTCTACTAGATTTCTACCAAGTTGTTCGAGGAAATCGGGGATGACGAATGAGGCTATTTTATTGATGATCCCAACAATAAAATTAAGTACATTCGCAAATACATTAAGGATCGGGATAACAGCTGTTCCGATAGTGACTTTGAGCATAAAGAAGCTCTGTCCTAATCTTGCTAGCGACCCCTGATAGGTATTAGACATCCTCTGGGAGTCGCCTTCGGCCCTCTGTGCGACAAGCAAGGTCCCGGTATATTTCGCCAGATTCCTTTCAGCATTATTGAGTTGGGATACTTTCTTCCCTAGGGCAACCGCGCCTAATTCGATTACATCCTTATAGTTCTCCCACATGCCAGAATTGTCTGCTAGTTGCGATCTCTCTGTTACAAACGATTGTGATAGATTGAGGACGGCTTGATTCATATCGATTGATGAGCTTCTTCCTAGAGCAGCCATATCTTTATATGAATCCATCAATTCAGTAGCCTGATTAATATTCAGCCCAGTAGCTAGTAATCTAGATAAACCCTCAGCGGCCGTAGCAGTGTTGATTAATCCGTCTTGTGACAGACTCAAGGCGGCATCCCTGGCGATCGTTATATCCTGCCCGAATCTGGCAGCGGCCCCGGATAGTTTGCTCATGGCATTACCAAACTCTACAGATATTGGAATGGCGGAGGACATAAATTTAGCCAACCCGACAATCGCGGCAGCAACGGCGACTATAACTAGGATAATGGGATTGATGCTTGAAATGGCGGCGCTGACGCTAAGTACCAAGGCTTTGATAGCTCCCCCAATATTGAGGGTACCCGCTTTGAAGTCCCTTACAACCGCTGAGAAGTCCTCTTTAAGAGTCCTAAAACTACCCTTCAGGTCATTAGTCATAGATTTAGCTACCTTGGAGGCTTCGTTTCTGAGTTTTACGACTATTTCAAGATCGGATGTGTTCCCTGCCATTTTTCTTTGACTCTTCTATTTCCGCTTTAACCCTCCCCAATACAACTCCCTCAATAAACCTGACGAAGTTATCAGGCTGTAGAAGATAAGTTTGATAATCCCAACCCATTTCTTTGAGGACAAGATAGAGGAGATATAAATCTGGTGGGCGATCTCTCCCGTACCCAATGAAGTTCTCGGTATCGAAGATCGCATGCTTTAACTCCTCTTCCCCCCTAAAAAAAGTCCTTTTAATTCTCTAAGACATGCATCAAAATCCTTGATATCGAGTCCATCAAGGAGTTCTCTTGTAATTTGCTTAGATTCTTCACCGAATAGGAAAGACTTCACGCCTTGGAAGACAATCTCATCATCCTGTAGATCTTCAGCGTTAGGATTGATCTTACCTGAGATATCTTCTGATGCTTCGACTGAGATTTCCGTTCCGGCCCAGCGGGATTGTTTTATAGCTCTAACCTCCCCGCGTGTGAAGTAGGTTACAACATTTGCTTTAATCCCCGATGGGAGATCAATTGTTTTGAGTTCTCTTTCGTTGCTCATGGCAATCTTAGCTAGGATCTCAAGGATCTCAAGTTACAAACTAATATGCGGAGTTGACCCCATTAACCAGGGTTGCTTCCAGCATGTCGGATTCTGAAAGTTTGTAGTGAGCCGTGAAAGATACAGTCAAAGTTGTAATGTTCTCCAAAGAACGATCAACCTCTGGATCGTGGAAGTCCACCTGGGAGAAGTCGAAAGTGAGTGAAGGGTTGGTAACTGTCCCAACCGTCACTCCGCCATTCGCCATTCTCAATCTAATCGCTCTGAACGTGTTGTTCAGGACGTAGTTAATATAGGTGGAATCCTCAAAGAGGATCTCCAATTCTCCAGTGACTTCAAAGTTTCGGTTAACGAAATCCACTGGATCATAACTTCCTAGTCCAGTAAAGTCTTCAACATTCTTGTTTACTGTGAAGGAGAATCTTCTAATTGTCCCAATCGCAGATGCGGCTGTCAGACCGGAGACTGCGGCGGCAAATTTAATTGTCGCGTCAGTCGGCCTAAACAGGTTCTCGGCGGTGTAGGAAGCGGCCTGGTCGTAGGTGGCTAACACTTTACCCATGAGGCTTGTCGTTACCTTTACGTAGTCATCTAGCACGGCTTCGAAGGTCATGCTGTTGACCACGGTATTCGCCGCGGCAACATCTCTGATGCCACTAGCTAAGTACAAGGACAAGGATTGGTGCTGATTGCTGTTGGCAACTGTGAAAGTGTGAGTTCCTACGCTTGCCTCCGGAGTATTGATCGAAAATGATTCCGCCCCGAATAGTGATAGGAGCAGAAGTCCGACCGATTGGTCATGGACGTTCATTTCCAGATCGCCCTCGGTAAACCTCTTTGAATAATCAGCCCTTGATGGAGTCTCTAGAACACCCAATCCCGATTCATTCCGTACCTTTTCAATTCTCTCGATAGCGTTAAAAGAGGTGTGAGGAAGCCAATACTGAGCAGCGCCGTGGAGTGTCCCCCTAGCGTTCTCTTTTGCAATCCCGATACTGTAGTTCCTTCCTGAAATTCTAGCCATTATTTAGTCACCCCCTTTCGCACAATAATTAATGCTTCTTCGATAGTTCTGGCTCTAACGGTTATATTGGCCCCTTTCCCATCAAAATTGGGAAAACTGAAGTCTTTCAGGGGAGGGGCGACCTCGACTCCCCTGAGTACTGGTTGTTCTTTAATATCTTTTTTTGCCATAAACGCAAAACGGCACCCCGATAAGGGATGCCCATTTATAATCCAAGACTAACAGAGCGCCGATTACCTAGTCAAGCCTATCTGACTTGGGTAAAGTAAATCGGCACTGACAGACTGGCTTCGAGCGATATTGAGTTCTCCCCTCTCTTTCCCAGAGTGAACCCGTAATTAACTACCATTGGAACTGTCGTATCAATATGAGCTTGATTATTTAGTTCGGAGTTGGACCGGAGGATATCCATAATACTAGTGCTTTTCAGAGTATAGTCGGCATTCCTCCCCTCAAAGATATCGTAGAGCGTTTGCCAGCCCGCCACCACTCCGGCGGTATCGCCAAAGTCGTTACGCACATCCGTTACTAGCGTTAGGACAATCCGAACTTCGTGCTGGTCCTCGGCAACCGAATTGTCTCTAACCTCGGTAGCATCCTTAACTCCTATTAGGGCGGGCAGATCTGATCGAGGGATCATAAAGGGGTCGCCATGATAGTAACTGATGATAGCACCACCATCACTGGCATCAATCAGATCGAATAGTTTTTGTGTAAGTGGATCGCTGTAGGCTGTCATAACTTTAATTCTAATATACTAAGTTTTTCGGCTCCAATATCAAACATTATGCTCTATATCTGAGTGCTTCCTCTATCTCACTTTGGAAGAACTTAATTACTTGTTGTCTCATCTTCTCTGTTAAGCTGATCATCACCCTCCTAGGTATCACCCTTCTAGGTTTATTGCTCTGGTGGTATTTGAAGTATTCCACCGGATTATAGACTCTTACATACATCTTCTGCGGGTCGGAGGCGAAGGATTCCATCATCTTCCCGCTCCCGATCAAAGGATCATCCGGCTGTCCCTTCCTCCGTTTCGCCAATATTGTCGCTAGCTTCAACGGGGCCCAACGTTTCTCAAGTAAATCACCATTAAACAAGAAGTTGTCCCTAAAAGTCTTCTTTAGGTAATAACCCGTCTTAGCGAACGTGCTTCTCCAATCTGCCAACTTCTCCGATATCCCCATCAGCCTTCTATAAAGTAGATCCTCGCCTTCTATCTCAAAGTGCAGTTCAAGCATTAGAGCCTCGCAAACACGTAGTCAACCAATTTAGATAGAAGTGCAGATCCAACCATTGCCCCAATGCCAATGATCGCTCCTACCCTCCAACCAATATTATCCACTTTCGTCGAGAGATGAGGGAGGTGGTTTTCAAGGATTAACTTAATGTCGGTCTTCACTGCTGCTAAGTCATTGCCAATATCACTCACTTTGACTTCCAATGCTGTCAGCCTTTCTGCGGTGTTCAATTTGAAATCGCCATTCCTTCTAATCATTAGAATTTCTCATCAATCGTAGCAATCGGCGGATCATCATCCTCGTCATCGGGCAAACCTCTGGCTGCTATCCTACCCGACACTGCGAGTTCCGCACCATCCGCGCCAATCAATTCGATTGCGCCATCGGCAATGCCATTAAGGTAGTCGTAGGCTAGATCGAGTTTCATTCTGCCGTCTTTATTCGTCCCCTCGGCTTCCGGGCCATACTCTTTAGTCAGGAGCAATCCGGCGGCTAGCTGGATTACAGCATTCTCTAGGGAATCGGGAACTTCTCCCAATGGTAGGGTATACCTCTTGGCGATCTTTCCATCTGCCTCATCCTCAGCAGTATTACGATATTTGGTAATAATCGCATCTGTGATATTAGCATTGCCGGTCAAGCCAGCCTCTTCCCGAACATCATCAATATCAGCGTAGCGAGAGTATGCCATGCTAATGCTTTCCCCGGAAGCTGTTACCCTTCAGGAGAAACGCATCAGCCAGCGTTCCTATTAAGTAAGAACGTTGTTGATAAACACTCCAGAGTTGTTATTCGTAATAACCTCATCCTGAATGATCGAAGGTTCGATGTATTCAGAATTTGCCTCTGCTTCTTCAATCCAAGTGTTGACCCTGAAAGGCCGTGCTCGGAAGATCTTCGCAAAGTGAGGCGAATCAACTGAGGATGTTCCCGGATCGTAGAAAACGATCACGGAGTCGCTCCAGACATCGCTGTAAGTGACTGTGCTTGCTCCTTCCGCGGATGTGGTGTGGGTTGCCCCAGCCACGATCACGTCCAACCCACGAAGGGTCGGAGGAAGTCCACCCGCAACTAGAAGGTTCGGCTGGGTATACCTGACCAAATCAATGATGGTCGAGTTCCTCATGATAGCTTTCGCTATCGCCGCACCCAAAAGAATCTTGTTAGGTTCTTTCCCAATTGCCTTGCGAACTAGCTCAGATGCAGTGTCTAGATCTCCCAGAATGTCGATGGTCCCGCTCGATGCGTCCCATTTGACCGAAGGAGAGATGACATGACCCGAGGCATAGTTGCCGGAGGTGGTAAACAGTTCCGCAACCCGAGCCTCCTGATCGAGAAGGATCTTCTCAATAATCAGTTGGGTCTTGGACTGTCGAAGCCTCAATACGCTGTCAGCGTTGTCCTTTTCTCGCTCGGTTACTTTCGTAGCCAAGGCGTACTCCTCCGCAGTATAGGTAGCTGTCGATAGACCGAAGTCCACGACTCTTGACCGTGATCCATCCGCACGAAGTGAATCGTACTTTTGGAAGGCGGCCTGTCTACCCCAGATGTAATACTTATCGCTCTCTTTAACTACGGGAATAACAGGGGCGATCAGCTCAGCTACGAAACCGGACGGATGGAAACCAACCGCAAAGTTCGAAAGAGCCGCGTCCTGATGTACATCACGATGAGAAATGTTTTGTACTGCCATAGATATTAGTGGCGGATAAGCATCTCAACTACTTCACCAGCCCCATCAGCGGCCTCGAGAGCGACACCGATCTGGATATCCTCAGTGTAAGCTGTGGATTCAGTAATAGTATCAACCCTTCCGGTTGTGGCGGCGGCGACTAGAGTATCACCCTTGGAGAAAGCTCCGTTGGCGACTACTTTGGTGATTCCATTTACTCGGACTCTAACTGATTGTCCTGCTGTCGGTGCGGTTTCTTGGATAACTCCAATGACCGTATCCGAAGCAACGGTGTCAGGGAGATCGACATCGTAATCGTTTGTACCTAATTCAACACATACAAACGCTTCCGCCATCGCGTTCTCCGCTTTCCATGAGTAATCTAAACCACCAGATGCGCTTCTTGCCATAAAATTTTGTTCACCACCTTTCTTACAGAGGGATCTTCAACAAAATATCTCCCTCCCTAGGCGAAGCTATCACTAACTTCGCCTGTGGGAACGAGCTACTTACCCTTCTGCCTCTCGGCGGCTTCTTCGTCAGCGAGAATCTTCATTCCTTCAGCGTAACTGATATCTCTCTCACTCATCAGTTTCTTAACCTTAAGATCAATCTCGTGCGATTCCTTGGAAACTCCATCAGGTGCGCTTCCACCTTCGCTGAATTCCCCACCCTTACCGATCTCCTCAAACAGTGAACCAAGAGACTTGAATGTCTCAAGGACTTCAAAGAACTTGCTTCTCTGTCCTTCATTAAGCGATAGTGCAAATTTGGTAACTGCTTCAGCTTGGGATGATAGGATCTTCCCATCCTTGTTCGATTCGGAGAAAGTTAGATCAGAAACCTGCTCTCTAACCTCATTAGCGACTAGTTTCAGATGATCCTCCTTACCCTGACGGGCTGATTCTCTCATCTCTTTAACTTCCGACTCTGATAGCATTACCGTCTTACCCTTCGCTTCTTCCGTGAGTTTCAAGGCTTCGGCTTCCTCCTCTTTCTTAGCTTCTGCGGCTTTGACTTCTTCCGCCTTGGCTTCAACCTCCTCAGCCTTAAGCTCGTCTAGGAGTTCTTTCTCCTCATCACCCTCCGGTTCAAGTTCTGGATCTTCGGCAAGAGCTACTTTTAGCTCCTCTTTTGTGCGTGCCATAATTGTTGATTCACCCCCTCTCAATTTGTTTTCAACATCTTCTTCAGTAAAATATCGCATTATGCCCCGTTCAATCTTGTGATAGTCGTACATATGATCCATTAATTCCTTTTCGGTTTTGTATTCCTCGCTGTCAAATGGGCAGTAATACATCCTTTGTTCCATCTCCAAATGGTCTGAGCCGATAATCTGCCCCTCAACGCTCTCGGAGAGTCTAATAGTTGCCAGTTCTTTGAAGAATGGGAAGTTAGTTAGCGCGGCGGTTAGAAGAACCATTCCCTTATCCTTTCCTGTCTCCGGATCTTTGTGTTCAAAATCAATTTCAGGAGATACGAACTTATATGCACCTTCTTTAATCTTATCTACCCCCTCCTCCATCCATTCGACTACCGTGTTGAGGACATACTTCCCGTCATCTTTTGCCTCTACGATAAACTTCTTCATCCAACCTACGGCCGGAAGTTCTTCCCTCCGTCCCTCGTCATCGAACTTAGGGTGTCCTACTGTAATAGGGATTCCCTCTCCATCGTGGGATCGAAGCGAGAAGTTCTTAGCCATTTCCTCGAGATCTGCTTTGCTGAAAGAGAAATCACCATAGACGCTATCCTTCCATTTCCCCTCCGGGACTAATTCAATCTTGGAAGTTGCCTTGCCATTTTCGTCAAACTCCAGAGCTGGAACCGAATAAGCTAGTCGAATCTCAGACATTTTCTTAGTCATAACCTCGCCTCGATGGGATTTTCCGTCTAATATACAGAAACGTACGAACTCGCCATCTTTAAGTCCGTGTTCTTTAGAGGGACCAGATACTGTCCGGACCTTGCCCCCATCTGCAACACATTTTGTAAAATCTTTAGGCATTAAAATACAAAAGCACCCCCACGAAGGGATGCCCATTGATTACAACTCTAGGATATTATATT